GTGCTTCAAATCCAGAAGATTACACAGACATAACTGTGGTAAATAGTTTAACAAACTGGCCAAATGGTTGGGGTGGCATTCTCCGAGTAAGAACTAGGTCAGGTGAAAATGTTGAAGTTACAATATCAGATGTAATTTTGGACACTAAAGTAAGACTTTCAGAAAGATTATATGAAATAACAGGAACCCTAAATGCCGAGGGAGTCTTGATTCCAACCTTTAACTTTACCAACGAAATTCCAGCATAATATGAACTTCCCATACCCAGGAATGAAAGTATTCATCGAATCTGATGGACAACTTCTAGAATTTTTAGACAATTCAGGTGAAATCCAGACTGTAAAGAATATTGCCAAGGCAGTCACCAATCTTGACTATGAAATTAGAGAAAATGAAAAGAAAAGGTCGATTCAAATTCTAAAACCAGAACTTATTGGTGTATTTGTAGGTGATACTAGAAATATGATGAAATACGATACTTCTTCCCAGTATATCGACAGGCAAAACAAGAGGACATATAACCCAAGAAACAATAGATAATAAAAAACCCCCCAAACTAAAAATTTGGGGGGAAATTTTTTGGACCCTTTTTGTAACTAAAAGGTCATTTTAGAATCAACCCTCTGCGAGTTTCTGGAAGTAACTCAGTGCATCATCTTCATCATCGTCAGCAGAGGAGGACGAAGGGGTGATGTCAGGGGCATTGAAATCAGCAGTAGGAGACGGTGCAGGGGCACTGTAGGAGGCAGTCTCACTGAAGTCACCCTTCCGTTCACGTTCCCACTGTGCGTCCTCTTCGACGGTCTCCTGGTCCTGCATCTTTGGTGTACCACGAAGTCCGAGAGTGTAGTCAAGACGCTTCTTCAGGTCTTCATAGGACTTGAACTCTTTAGGGTCAACGAATGCCTGGAGGTCATGAAGGTTCTTATAGAGTGCTTCCAGTGCATCATCATCACCATCGAGGAGTGCACTAGGATTAGCAAACTCAGAAGAATCATAGTTCCAGTAACCTGCAACCTTCTTCAGTTTCAGTTTGAAGTTAGCACCAGCCCAGAAGTCAAAAGGATTGATGGGTTCATCATCATCAAACTCGGGTTGCATGGCAGTCATAATCTTGTCAAAGATTTTCTTACCAAACTTGTAGAGGAACACCCGACCTTCGTTCTGAGGGTTGGCAGGGTCTTTCACAACATAGATGTTTGCGTAGTAAGACAGTTTGCGTTTCTGCTTACGTGCTTCTTCTTTGTCTGCATCAGAACCAGAGTTCCAGAGCACACGGTTCTTCTCACAGACAGGACATTGCTGACCAAGGGTAGTCAGGCAGTTATCGATTAACCAACCACCAGGACCTTGGAAGGCATGGGACCAGACTTGTGCCCAAGGCAGTTCACTACCTTCGGGTGCAGGGAGGAAACGAATCACTGCGGAACCAACTCCGCTCTTGTCCATGACAGGTTTCCAGAAACGGTCGTCATCTTTACCACCGCCCTTCTCGTTCATTTTTTCGACTTGCTTCACCAGTTTCTCGGTGAGGCTTCCCATGCGGGATTGCTTTTTAAGATCAGCAAAAGACATTCGTATTCTCCGTATTGATTAGTATTGAATGTGTGTGTCGTATTGACGTATTGAGTATAGCAAGGAAACGGGTCACTCGTCAAGTGATTTCTCAAGATAGTCTATCTGAGATTCCATGAGTTTGAAGAATTCATCAACTCCTCCACCTTCTTTCAAACCAAAAAGTCTTGCAGATTCAAGAATTCTTTCTTTCATCTCCACTGCTTCAGGGTCATCAGAAAGAGACATCCTAAAGATAAAGAGTTTCTGCTTCTCCAGAAATTGTCTCATCAAATCGAGATGCTCTTTCTTGCCATTGTCATTAGCAAATGGGATATCCATAATTGAGGAGAACAATTCTTGTTGAATTTCGTCCAACTCTTGAATAGATTCCCGAACCATCTCGGAATCAAAAAACTTAGTCATAAAACAATTTCCTTTAAAATTTCCCTACATTTACTCTCATCAATATTTAGGAATGGTTTATACTTTTTAATCCTCAAACTTACGGTTTCCCACACTGGGTCTGTAAGTTTTTTATCGAATCTTGAAACATATCCAAGAATATAATCAAGAATAACCATCGTCTCTAAAGTTATTGCCTTTGATAGGTATAACCTTAGAAGTTCTGGGTGTTGATTCTTATCGCAGGAAAAAAGACTATCAAAGTCCTTCCCTGCAACAAACACCTCACTCTCAGTCTTAAACATGTAGGTAAGACTTTGAACCTTTTTCAACCAATTAGTAAAATTATCTTCACCACTTCTGATTATTTCTCCAATCCAAAGAGACTCGGGGTCGTTGCACTCAACAAAATTTGCTACAAAGTATGCTTTTATCTCCTCATCACTCTTCTGTCTAGACATCTTTTCAAAAAAGTATCTATCCTTTCTTTTATTGAAGGCAGTAATTGATGCCCTAGACCTTCCGCAATATTTAAAGTAATCATATGTTGGCTTTGTAAAGTGATTCTTTACTGCCAGGTATGTTTTGTATACGTCAAAGGGGGTCACTTTCAAAATTTTAAAGTTGCTCTACTAGTTTTTTTCAAAAAGTTTAGACGGGTTGCCTCACACTTAATCTTTTCCTTCAGTGGTTTAGAAATAAGCTTGGGAACAGTTTCCAATTCAATGCTATTCTCCTCACAGTAAGTGATGATTGCATCAATGTAAGTAATCTTAGAAACTTTTACAATATGCTCGATATCTTGGGCAAACTTTTGTGGACATAAGAATTTGTCTTTTATTGCATCCTTGATGTTATTTTGCATATTTAAAACATTGATAGTTAACAAGTTCTCCAATACGTTGGAGGAAATAAGTGAAGTGCTTTCCATAAATTAAGTTTGAGAATCAACGAACTCTTTGATATATTGAACAAGAAGTTTAATGTACTTGGACTTGTCTCGTTGTTCGTAAACGACACATTCCCCATTTTCACATGCCATAATAATGACAAGTTTTTTCACAGTGATACCAGTTAGTTCGTAGAGCATACATGCATATGCACAACACTGAACAAAATAGTGTTCAATCCATTCCTCGGGTTTAGGTTTCTTGGAGGTTTTGAAGTCAATTACTGCGAGTTCACCATCATATTCGGCAATGCAGTCAACTGTTCCTGCAATACCCAAGTACTTACTATAAAGTGAACTTTCAAGTGCATGAATGTTATCTATTTTGTCTAGTTTCTCTTTTGCAATTTTAAAAAGAAACTCTGGGAGTGGTGGAACTTTAGGTAGTTCGGGAATGTTAAGGAGATAGTTTTCAACCAAACTATGCATGTCAGTACCACGACTGGTTGCTTGTTTGGTAATCTTATCTGCTTTCTCTGCTCCTACCTTTTTCCTCCACTCCGCAAAAAACTGACGATTTTTATGACTAGTTACTGATGTGATAGAAACCAGTCTGAGAAGTTCATCACTCAGTGGAACTTTATAGAAACGGATTCCATCAATAGTCTCCCGTTCAAGACTTGGGAGATTCAAATCAACATGATTAAAAGTCATCAATAACCAGATTCAATCTTTGCAACTAAGTATTCTTTGACAAGACCAGAACGTACAATATCTTCGATGCCAAATTCAATTATATCAAAAGATGGCATTTTTCTCAAGATGTCCATGAAATCAACGATTCCATTTTTCTCATTTGCTTTTGTCAAGTCTGACTGACGTGCATCACCACAGAACATAATTTTGGAATCTTCACCGACACGGGTGATGATACTATCAAGTTCGTGGAAATTCATATTTTGATATTCATCTACAATGATAATTGAATTATCAAGAGTAGTACCACGAACAAATGATGTACTCCAAAACTTAATTGTTTCTTGTTGCTTAAGATTACCATACAACATTTCAAAGTCAACCTCGGTAGGAAGTTGGAACATGTATTTGACCATGTTCTTGTATGGAATCTGATAGAGAGAAGATTTATCTTCATGGTCTCCAGGTAGGAAACCAATCTCTCTAGTTGCTACCAAAGAACGAACAACATAAATTTGCTCATATGGAGTAATTTCATCCAATACCTCTTTAAGGGCATTGTATAGAGTAATAAATGTTTTACCCGTTCCTGCTGCACCATATGCAACAACATTCTTACCAGACTTGTAAGATTCAAACAGTTTAGTTTGATTTTCTGTTAAGGGTTCTACATCAATCAAAAGATCCGAATTAATCGGTCTCTTTCTCTTCATCTTTTTCGCAGTCATTCCAACCCCAATGGGTTGCTCATGGTTGTTCTTCTTTCTTCTTGGCATGTCAAATCTTCAAATTTCTTGCTCCAGGTTGCTTAGATGCTTTTGCTAGCACCTCATTCCAACCAGGATGTTTTTTAATGAGTTTGTTTTGGAAGTCACCGACTTCACCAAAACCTGGTGCAGTTGATGGGTCAGAGTAGTCACGTTGCCAGTCAGGGTTGTCTTTGCACCACTGGTCCCAATCGTGAATACTCATCACAACTTCTTTTTGCTCACCAGTCTGAGTATTAATAACAGGATAAGTTGCCATTCTAATATTGTGTCAAGTAACTATTTAGTTGGTCCACTCCATTGCTTCCGCAACTGCAGGAAACTGCTCGATAAAGATTTCCTTTGCCATGTTTGCAATTTCCATATGCTCTGCTTGTGTTCCATTAGCAGAACGCAGGTCAATATAATGGATCCATGAGCGCACTGAGCCTGTCATGTATAATCTTGTCGGTGTTGCTAAAGGAAGCACAAAGCGAGCACACTCCTTTGCGATCCCCTCATCAAGCATTTTCTGGTACAAATCCATTGACTGCTTAAAGTGCTGTTGCATCAGCATTTCAAACTTCTGAATTGTGAACGGGTCAACATCGTCAATAGAATTCTGACGATTCTTTGTATCCTGTCTTCTAAGTGCTGGAAGGGGAATCGTCTCTGCGAGTAGGGTAGAATCAGCATACCGTTGTGAAAATTCTTGATATGTGAACGAACGGTGGCGCAGCACTTGAGCTGCCAGTCCCCTGGTAGTGTTGATTTCCAGAGTCATGTATGCCTGTTCAAAGATACTCCAGTGCTGATGCTTTACGCAATATCGCAGAAGACCAGAGAACTTTTCATTCTCTTGGTTATTCGGATTGCTTACACGGGCACAATAAGCCATGTGTTTTTCAGCATCTGGAGTGACACTGATAAGTTTTACTGTTTGCTGCATAAATCCTCAGTCTGGGTATCCGTCGTCATCGTTATCAAAAATTTCATCATAGTCATGATGAAATTCTACAGGGTCATCAAAATTCTCTCTCTTGTCGGTATATGCACCAACGTCAGAGTAGACTTCAGACTTCAAACCATCGACAAGCAGTTCTAAATTTCTAACAATTAATTTGAGTTTTTCTTTGTCCATTTTCAGATGGTCTCTTTGGCAATTCTACATAAAAAAAGAGGGGTAGTCAACCCCTCTCGTGATTTTAAAAGGCAATTTACCTTCCTTTTAAATCTCTCGAATATGCAGTTGTCTTGAATAGTTTCTCAAACCATTCATCCAAGTGAATTTGATAGCAGGACCAGTATGTTACTCCTCTATAAGTGAGTTGATAACATGCTGGAGGTCTACTATCTTTATCCATATCATCGTAATGATATCTGTAGTTTTCCATTCACTTCTTATAAAGAAGAAAGACTTCTCCGTAGAGAAGTCCAAGAAAAGCAATACTAAAAATAGAACCTATTGTTGCTACTAGAATTGCATCCATAGAATTCACTTGTTATAAGTGCGACCACGATAGCAGAAGGTGCCATGAATTTCTTCACCACCTTTCTTGCACTCATACTTGACACCACGATAGGATGTCATAGCAATTTGTGCATCGTGAAGACGTGCTGCCTTCTCGATTTGGTTTTTGATGAGAGTAAGTGTGTTCATTTGTCGTTACCTGAAAAAATGGGTGAGGTTTTAAGTCTCCCGTTCCTTCAGTCGTTTGCGTCCCACCATCGGAAAGAGAGGGTGGGATGAACGTTCCGTTCCGCGACTTACTTGCGTCTCATATGTAAGTACCTTCACATTGACCTTCTACTTTAGTCTTGAGATACCCAATCAGATTTAACTTCGACCGAAGGTCAAGGTTTGGGTCTGCTTGAATTTCAACTCGACGTTGTAAGAACCTTTCACACGACATGTGCCATCCATAAGGATTGCCGTCATCATGATGGGCAAGGGTCAATGCCAGTAAGATACTAAGCATGAGATGAACGTATGGTCATCGTAGACCATTTAAAGTATATAGTCAAGTCGTATTGTATAACCTGATACAGTTTTTAGGAATCTTTACGTTTCTGGTCCATCTCTTTAATGATGTTGATGGGGTTGTTTTTAATTCTCTTATAATCTTTCATTACTTTTTTGAGAGCAGCATCATTCACATCAACACCGAGTTCTTTCTTGAACTCATTTTGTAGCTCTCTTCTTAGAACGTCTATGAATTTTTCTCTCATTTCTTTTTCTTTTTATCGGAGCTGCTATATCCCCAAAGTTTTGGGTTAACTCTTCCTTCAGTTTGAGTCATGTTTACAAATCCTTCACGATACTTATCCCAGTAATGGTCAAAGATATCAACTCTCTTTGGTGCAGTTACAATGTCAAATCTCGTCAAGCCATCAAGTTGATACTCGACGAGATATGCAGTGTATGGAAGAGTTCTATCTTCAGCAAGTTCCTTGTCACAATTTTCATGAATAATCTTCAACTTCTACCTCCCCAGGTAATATCGGGATATGCTTGTGAAACAATCTCTTTGGTGATTTTATACTTAGTCTCAAGTTGCTTATCTTTGCAGAGACAAATAATCTCTGCTTCAAGAGGATGAAGACCCTCCAGCAATTGAATGAAGATACTTTCTCTACGAAGTCCACTCAGGGAATCGTTACCACCTTTAATGAAATTATACAGTTTAGTATACTCAGTTCTAAGTGTAGTATGCTTTTGGTCGGTAGCACCGATAGAATTTCCATTCTGCATTGCTTCCGCAGCACGGTTAATCTTTTCGGTCATGGTCATAGACTCCATGCCGTCCTCACCAAAGTAAGGAACCTCACCAGGAGGCAACAAAGAAATCACAGACTCATCGAAGTTCCAAATGAAAATGGCTTTCAATGAGTCGTGTGCGTATGTCTGTAGGATTTCTACTTTCTTTGCCTTAGACCTTTGCTTTGATGCAAGTTGAAGTACTTCAAAAGTAAAGGGATTGGGAGGGAGTTTAGGTGTCTCAGTCTTCTTCCTCGTCTTCGTCTGTGTCATAGCCATTTTCAAATCGTACTGCTAAAATTTCATCGGGTAAGATGTTTCCGTTCTCATCAAACATCTCTGGGTGTGCATAGACGGGAGTGGTTTGGTACATATGCTCTTTAGCAAGCCAACCAACAACACCACCTACGAAAAAAAACATGATTGATACCAATGTTCCGATTGTTAATGTTACTGCTAACATTTTCCTTCCTCCGAGAGAACTACTCTTTGTCAATCTTGCGTATGCCAATTTGTACGGTAAATTCTCTCTTTAAGAGAGAAAACCGATTGCTGAACCAAAAGTCATCCTTTTTTGGTTCTTCGTCCTTTTCCCTCCTTTTACGAAGTAATAATTCTACCCCCCGATTGACTCTAGGGGGTTCAGAGTTATTTATAGTGTTCATTCAAATCATACCGTTCTGGACCAAATGACGAACAGCATCGGATGCTCCTCCGACATTTTTACCATCAATTACTACTTGAGGGAAAGTAGCACCAACACCGAACTCATCATAGAACTCATCCGTCACAAAGTCAATATCCAAAACCTGTTCGGTAAATGCAATATCTCTTTGTTCAAAAACGGTCTTAATTTTTAAACAGTAAGGACAATTTTCCTTACTCCAAACTGTGATGCTCATGCTACTCTGTTCCTCCTTGGTTTATAAGTCATTAAGTTATTTGTAAAATCTTGATTTAAATATTGCCTCTGCCATTTGATTATAGCATCGTATCTTTCTTCTGTGAAAAACTTTTGACTACGATACCATTGCTCTACTGGTTCATGTGCTTTTGACCTATTGCATTTTGTGCAAGCACATAGAACATTTGTTATATGGTCATTCCCACCTTTTGAACGAGGGACGATGTGGTCAATTGATAATTCATTTGTTTTACTCCCGCAGTAAGCACATTCATGGTTCCATCTCTCTTTTATTGACTCCTTCCACATCCTTTTTGCTTCATTCGGTGAACAAGTTTGCAAATTAAACAAAAAGTCTTGTGGAGAGTTTAGGATTTCCATACGGTCTAAGGCAAGTACAAGTTAAGGATTTTAAGCTAGATTAAAGTGCATCCAGCTTGTTGCAATCATCTTGTCACCTGATAATGGAGGGTTTCCTCTATGTGTATGAGTCCAAGTAACTGGGAAAATTACTACTCTCCCTTTCCTTGGTTTTACTCTTCTACTTTGATAAAGGAACTCAGTTTCTCCTCCATCTTCTACATCATTTAAATACACCATTGTGGTTAAATGTCTAGTAAGAGTAGGCACTGCTCCAGCTTTTTCACAATGCCAGTGATGATAACCTTCACCTGGTAAAGTCTTCTGTATGTTTACTGTATACTGAATTGAAGGCATCTTTGCCAGAACCTGATACTCGGCAACATATTCACGTAAACATTGTCCCATCAAACAATTGTAAGAATTAACAACGTTTAAATCAGCAGCAACATCAAATGAAGATGTAATGCAAACTGCTTCATCTTTAACAAACTCACCTCTGTTCTGGGTTCCTCTATGTAGAGTTTTATTCAATCTTTGCATGTTATGAAAGTATCTTATCATCTCACTGGGATCAAAGTCAGTATCAAAGACTCCAATAAAGTCCCTGATATCCTGTTTCCAGATTTTATGAATAGTATAATTTTGTTTTTTTAATGAAACATCCATGACAAATACACATACAATAAATGCCCCAGCATCTTTCGATACAGGGGCAAAGTTTTAAATCTTATTAAAACTCATAAAAGCATTTAACCTCATACTCTATATATCTGATTTGGTATGTTGGGTTTTCCTCCTGCATTCCTCACGTCCCCATGCTCTATTTGTTCCATTGACATAAGAGCATAATAACTGAGTTTTTCCGCAATACGGACACTTTGCTCCAGGTGGGTCAGTAATCCATCCTGCAGGAGATAATGGATGTAATGCCATTACAGGTTTTCATAGGTCGTATTACTATTTAGATTTTAGTTCTTATCTTTTTCTTTGTCAACTTTCTTTTTATCCTTCAACCAAAAAAGTTGAGGCCATGTGTCCATGATAATCTCACGTTCTTTGTATGAAGTTTCCGAACTTATCATTCTGAGTGATGTGCCTTTAGTTCTGGGTTGGGTTGGGATTTAGTCAGGTCTCTACGTGATTGGTTTTTAATGATGATGAAGGCATCTTTATTGTACTTACGAGTACCGATAGGTGATTGCCACTTCTTGTTGTAGACTTCACCAACATCAATACCAGAGACAGATGTTCCACCAATCTCTACATCAATCTCATCACCTTCTTCCCATCCAAGTGTTTGGATATATTCTTCAATTTTTGCGTTAATATCAGTCATAAAAAGAGGGGAATTTCTCCCCCCTAGTGTAAAGTATTTTTAAGTGTTCGTCAATCCTGGATTTCCCCATCTAGTTTCTTCCACTCTTCAAACTTACCACGGATATCTTCACTCATCGTGAGCTCATACTCTTTGCAGACCTTACGCTGTTCTTCTTCACTCACCCAATCGTTGAAGACCAACGACATAGCACCACTACGAATAGCAACAGGGTCCATACCTACACAGAGGAGAAACTTTTCAAAAAGTCTGAAATACTGCTTGCAGTTGAGGTCTGCTGCTGGTGCAGTTATCAGATAATGCTCTTCAGGGAGAAAGTCCTCATCACCAAGATGAGATGCAAACCCACGACTATAATCATGAGTGTAGGTAGCATCAAACTTGAATTGTACTTCTGCTTCGTAGGTCATGGTGCCTAATTGAATATAAGGAAATTATACAATAAAAAAGCACCCCTGTGAAGGAGTGCTGTGACGGTTATGGAAGTGGTTTATTCACCCTCCACACCTGAGTTTAACATAATCAAATACTTTTTGAGGAACATTAATATCTAATGCTTCTTCAAATC